TTATGAAGAAGAAACCCGTGCTATAGATCAACATCTATTGTATGGGGACGAACAAAAAATAATGGAACCTATGGAGTTGCCTTCCATGATAGAATCTAAAGGTATAGGAGGTCACACCTTCCCGTTGCCCAAGGTTTTGGAGAGACCAGTTAAGATAAAAGAGGTAGAATGGTCATCAACACAACCTGATGATTCTTTGTTTGCTTTAATTTCACCTTTAGATGAATTGTTGACGAATCCGTATATAAGAGAGAAGATTAGTAACCATAAGTATATAAAATGTGGTATGGAAATCTATATTAAACTGAATCCACAACCATTTCATCAAGGTGCTTTAATGGCAGCTTTGGTTCCACCGAATATGGGGACTAATATTACAAGTATAAAAAGCTTGTCGTATTTACCTCATGTTCTCATTAATATTTCTGCGATGAATAATGCTTTAATTAAAGTAGGATTCATAAGTGACCTTGAAGCGTATCATACCGGCGGAATTGGCGAGACTGTCATGCTTCAATTAATGGTAGCGTCAGCGTTAGGAGGAGCTACTGTACCTTATTCATTGAGGGTTGAAATTTATGGTATGTTGAAGAATCCTGTATTGACAGTTCCTATGGCTCAATCAGGAGATTCAGATTTAGCTGAAAATGCTAAAACAGGATTGGTCACTAAAATTTCTGGTGCTGTTGCTGATGGTTTGGAGTTAGCTTCCACTGCATTACAACAAATACCAGTTGTAGGAACTTTTGTTCCTCCTCTAACTTGGGTGGCGAGGGCATTTAATAAGGTTTCTTCGTATTATGGTTGGTCTAAACCAATCAATGTCGAAGTTGCCAAGAATGTCTCACCTGCCGTAGCCTGGAGGATGTGCAACGGAGAAGGAGTTGATAATTCCGTTGCTTTAGCCATTTCACCAGACAATGGAGTTGATTCGGCGAAAAATTCAGTTTTTTCCCCTGATGAGATGGATTTTTCATACCTTTTGGAAAGAAAACATATAGCTGCTCGATCTACTTTTCGGGTTAATAGTGGTCCTATTTTTCTATTTTCTAATTCGGGCGGTAATTTTAATCCGTCCGATATGGTGCTATTTAGTTTCAATTATGCTAGATATACTACTAAATATGAGCTAGTTTTTGTGAAGACTAGATTTCATACAGGTAGATTCCTAATACAATATTATCCAACATCGATAAATAGTTTAACAGATTTGGAGATGGAAAATAATATGACAAAGGTTTATACCAAAGTAGTTGATATAGCAGAGGTTGATAGGGTATTTTTTACAGTGCCTTATATGGAGAATGTACCTTTTGAGAATTCAGTTAAGTCTATGGGCACTGTGGCTATAGGTCAGTTGACCCCATTAGATTATCCGGACACGGTCGCAGACTTTGTTCAAGTTATAGTCTATCGCAGTTATACTGACGTTCAAGTTG